GCCTCAACAGCCTTTACCCAAATGCGGCCGCCTGACCGCTGGGGCCGCATATAACGTCCCTGGCGACCATTGGCCCAACCGGGAACGCCGTTTTCATCACTCTGACAGGCCTCATCAAACATAAGAATACCAGCAAAATCAGTAGCATCCTCACTACCAATGGGCAGGTATGCCTCAATATTAGGCAACTGCATTTTATACGCAGCCTCAGCAACCTGAGCAGTAACAATGCCACGCCCACAGGCAATACCATTGGTCTCACCGATGAAGATTGAATCTTTAGCATTGTTATCACTAGCAAATGCCTCCATGCCCGCAACAGCCTGACCGGGCTGATCAGTATATGCGGTCTGAACGGACCCCATGCTTGTACCTCTGTAACCACTTGCAAAAGTCATTTGTTAATCCTCCTTAATGGATTATGAACTTGTTTATATATTAATTGATAACCGGGCCAAGTTATTTCTTACCGCCAAAACCAAGGCGCTGATGGCCAGAACGATTCACACCATCCCCAGCAACAGTGGTTTCTCTCTTCATGCCGCTATTGAACATCTTTGCGCCGGCAACAGTACGTTTACCCTTCATGGAATTGCAGATCTGGTGCTGTGCCTTAAAAGAGCCACGAATCGCCTCAGGGGACATCCCCTCAGTATTAACACCCAGGGCACCGAGGACAGCTGTATGAAGTTTGGGGCCATGGAGTTTGCGCAGGGAGTTCATGAACTCCTTTTTCTTCTCCTCCGGCTCTTCCTCACCCTTCTCATTGAAGATAGCTGAGTTTTCAATGATTTCCTCAGCCTCTTCACCCTCAGCAATCATACCCTCAGCAGCGTGCTCAATGGTTTCCTCAGCAAGGAGCTGATCCAATTTTTCCTTGTAGACACTGAGCTGGCCCTTAAGTTCCTCAACCTGGCCCTGGAGTTCAGCAAGCTCAGCATTCTTGGTCTCAAGTTCACTCATGGTGGTTTCCAGCTTGGCTCCACTGACTTTGGACTCCTCCTCCACAGCAGTGGCCGTTTCCTCATCAGCATTAATAAACTTGCCGGTATTAGCCAGCTTTACCCGGAACAGTCGTTCACGAATTACCTTTACATCTTTGTCTTTGTCATCAGGCATTGTAGTTACTCCTTTGTTGTCTTGATTTTTTTTGTTCATGATTCTAACATCGCGGCCTGCACGTCCATGCCCAATAGGAAGGACTGCAACATGGTTATATTGTAACTGCTCTTGCCGGGCATCATATGCTTGACCGTTAAATTCTCCAGGTTCAAACACACTTTCAGCCAGGTAAGCTGCAGAGATTTCCCCAAGTTCCTTATTCACTACCTTATCAATTGTGCTCTGATCAGTAATAAGAAGTTCACACCATACATATCCATCCTGAACATAGGGTGTGCCCACTACGTGACCAACCGCATGCTGTTTAACCGTCTCAAGATCACACCAGGCATGATCCCCGGCTACTACCAGGGAGCCCTCCAAACTACGTAATGCAGCAGGGTCAGCAAGAGTTTCCCCACTCACATACATATTAATAACGTCAGGGGTATTAATAGGAAGTGAACCTTCCTCAAACTCTTGTACTGAATAGGGCATTACCCGCTCTGCTAATATGCGCGCCCGGCAGCGAAGAAAGCCATCAGGAGTTTTCTCCCACTTGGGTACTGGCTGCTCATCAATTACCAGGAATGAATTAAATATATGTTGCATGGTATTTCCTTAAAAATTAAAAGATTTTTCCTTTTTCCTTTCTTCCTCTTCAAGTTTATTCCGTTGTTTAATTAATCCATCCATTTCCTTTTGTAATTTATCAGCCTTAATATAATTTAATCGCTGTTTTTCCACATTCCCAGAAACAGTAAACTCTTTTGAAGCCCCAGAATATAGATTTTCTATTTGTTTTCTTAAAAACCTAATTTGAGTTTCTAATTTTTGCCATTCAAACTGATAATTATCATTCCCAAACCTGTTCCCCAGTTTATTCTGAATTTCAGCCTGAGCCAGGGCACAACCGTTTTCAAATGGGGTTTGAGAATTTTTCCATTTTATTACACCAGAACGCAAAAAAGAATCCCTATTCATTGCTCCTATACGCCCATCATCCCACTCAATATCTAAAACTTCCCCTCGTATATCCTTAATTTTAAATTAACCAATACCAACTAATTCTCCTACTTGTCCCTTTTTAATCACATTACTCATCACGCAGCCTCCATATATTTTAGTATTTGATCAATGTCAACAACCGGGGCAGCATGACACCGGCACTGAATATCCTGTCCAGGGTGGGTCTGGGGCATCTCAGCCTGACGTTTCTTCCACGTTTCCCCCCGGTCCTCACTATAAACTGTACTGTCATCCCACCGGCAGTACAAACCTTCCATTACGTAGTGGTTACCATGTGCTTTATTTCCCTGGGGATAGAGACCACCCGGCCTGCCTACAACACGCTCATCCCTTACCGTTTTCCAAATATACAGGGTAATGCCAACACTCTGCTGCCTGGCCTGGTTAAGATTTGAATTCAACTTCTTTGTCTGGTCACGGGCTATCAGCTTTGCCCGCCCATAGCTCACACTCCCAAGGTGTTGTATCTGTTCCGTCAGGCTCCTGCCCTCAGGAAGAGGGACACCAGTAAAGTTATCCCGTACTGACCGTGCTACCTGCCCAAGATACTCACTGGGAATACTTGTTATCAACCCCGCAGCGTCCAGGGAACTTACTGCAAGTACATCCTGAATAATAGGATCATCATAAAGGGCTGTGAGGTCAACGCCCAGACTATCCGCAAGGCCACGCATAAGTGCCGTCCGGGTCTGCCGGTCCATACTCACTTTCCAGGTGGTAAGGAAATCATCTGCAGCCAGTCCGTATTCGAATTCAGCCTGACGTAATACCTGATCAAGATAATCTGCTATAACCTGTGCGTTTACCCCTTCCTGCGCATATTGTTTCAGGCGTTCTGTTGCCGGTAGTAATACCCGCGCCCACAGGGCTTCAAGCTGCTGACGTAGAATACGCTCAGGACTAGCAGGACTTTTTACGCCCTTAACCCTGCGCGGGGTACGCCTACGTCTTTCCAGCTTCTCAAGTTGTTTATGGTCAAGTAAAATTGGCATTAAAACCCTAATCGCTGTAATGGTGTTCTTTTATTCTGTTTAGGTGTCCTTTTAATACCCAAAAGGGCGCGGAAAAAATCATTAAAACTAAATTTACACACCCACCACCAATATGATCTTATATTTTTAAACCCTTTTGAGTAGATTTTATGTTGCGCAGTAACTGTTTCTTTTTCTATTCTTAAAAAATTAGGAATTGTTAATTTAGATGTTCTATCAATTAAATTTCCCATTAGATACTCTCCATTATACTAATTTGTTTCGTTTCTCCGGGGTTTTTACCCCCAGGGCAGGCTACCCTATAGGGGGCACCCTAAAAACCCCGTAGCGGGGCAGACAAGTGGGTTCTCACCATTACTTCTTACCGTAGGGTGCGTGCGTATTTCCCCCGGTAAGCCAACCCCTAAATTCCTGAATATGCGCAGGGGTAATTCCACCAATCCGGGCCTCACCCTGACCATCACTAAATGCTGATACATAAAGCTCTTTCGCCTGCAACATTGACAGACAGCCAAAGATAACCTTATGCTCATCAAACTTCTTGCTCTGGGGATCTTGCTGGTCAACTACAAATACCAGCTCACTTTCCTCATGGGGGCCAATATAGGCATCTACGTGATCACCATCAGCACCCTCTGTCCTTCGCACATACCCGTAATGAGCCGGCAGAATACTTGTCCAAGATTTCCCAGCACTATCTTTTCCCTGGCGTTCACTTCCCTGGGGGTTCTCAATACTGAAATCAAGGCCATGAAGTTTCAGATGATGTTTCTTATAATTCCCTGCATGCTGCTGTCCCTCAGTAGGCTGGGGAAGTCTATCAAGATAAATTGAGTTCTCAACTCGTTCCAGCCGGTCATAGTAATCCTGACGCTCACGCAGATGATCCAGAACTACCTTAGCCACCTTTACCCGGTCACCACCCAGGGTACCCAAATGTTCCATTTCAACAGCAAATCCCTTTTCAAAGGCCTGGCGGTCAATATCATCAGGGTTGGACGCGCCCGCAGCCCGGAGAAGTAGTCCAAGAGCATCCATGTTATTTACCCGGATGCCGTTCCGTAATTTCTGAATTTCCTGACCGACATTAACCTGATTATTATCAGTCTGTCCGACAAGACCAGTACGGTCAACAATACTGATATCGGTTTCATCCAAGGTCACACTCAGACAGCCCTTGGCATTAATTTCCTCAATGGCCTTATCCTCTCCAATCAGACCCTCAGACAGGAGTTTCATCACGTTATCAATTCTTGCCGTTGCAGTCTGACTCTCTTCAAGATCGCTCTGATTCCAAAGTGGGGGGAACTTGAAAACCAGATTTTCCCGTTCTTTAGGCCACTGACTTGGAAACATATTGTAGCCCAGTACGTCATATACCCGGCGCAGATTAGGTTCAATCCGCTGTTGCTGATAGCTATCAATTACATTATAATAATTCTCAAGATCAGACTCACCCGTAGCATTTAAACCGCCAGGGGCTTGGCCAAGAAAACGGGTTGCCGGAATATCACTTGCCGCGCTCAGAATCTGGATAAAGGTAAGGATCAGCTCAGGTACACTACCAAAACTTGCACTATGTTGTTTAATGTCAACACTACGTCCGTCAATAACAGCAGCTCGGTATAAACTCAGCTGATTAGATATTTCCTTTACCTTCTCAATTGCAGCCTGACCTGAGGTTGTCCCCTGAAGATCAATTAGGCCCTCTATGGCTGCAATTACCGCATTATTCATCTGAATAAGCTGGTATGCCGCCTGCCGGGTACCAACAGCCTTAACAATATCATCCCAGACCGGAGCAAGTTTAGAGGGTCCAAAGCCAGCCAGGTTAGATCTAAAATTATTAAGTGCAAAATCATAGGGGTCAAATAGGGGCTCCCCATCCCATACCAGGCAGCGACTAACGTGTACAACATTACTATTGACCAGGAATGACTCAGGCCGCATGTAGTGTTCACTCAGGGGGTCATTACACCACCGGATGCGTGCAATACGACTTATAGGTACAGCATTCAAAAACCGCAGGGCCTGCCCATCCCTGGGGTGAAATACCTTTTCAGGCTCATCCTTTTGCGCATCAAGACCTAGAAAGGTTAGACAACCACCCAGCAAGCGTTCAAGCATGAGACTACGCTTCAGAACTGATAGGAATTGAAGCTGGTCCAGCCTGGAATCAATCCGTTTTGCCATCTGTTCCGGGATGTCTTCAGCAACCCATTTTTTACGCAGAGCATCCTCAGGGATGATCCGAATAATTTTCCGGGCTTCCCAACTGGTCTCATATAAGTGTACATATTGTCGCCAACGGAAAACATAATCATTACTCTCATATGGATTACCTGTATAAACAGGGAGGGAGCTATATGCACCCCGATCCCCTGTACCAAGAGGGCCACCTGCTAGATCAGTAAACCCAGCATTATTGACTCTTATACGTATACGCTTGCTCATTTATAGTTCACCGCAACCGTCAGCAATGTAGCCACGCGGACGGTTGAGACGTCTCCTGATTCCGAAAATAGTTTTTTCATATTATCACTCAAATGTCATTGCAGTGCCACCAGACATAAGGCCGGCACCTACTCGAAAGGATTTGTTTACTGGGTCCATTTCTTTCACTCAAATGTTATTGCCACGGCCAGTACCCTGCCACGCCCTGCTGATTTTGCTATCGAGTCTGTTGCCATTATTGCACCGCCTCAAATGTTTTTCCTTCTGCTGATATTGGCATGTGGCCGTTTGCGCCATTTATTTTTCTGACTAAGGGGCTTCGTCCTTTGACCCATAAAAAATAATTTCCACCCATTAAAGAAATTCCCTCTTTTAACCATGCATCCCCGCCCGCAGGACCATCATTCGCATATGCCGCCTCAACAATATTATTAATAGTCTCATAGGTATTTTGACCGGCATAAAACCATTTATCAGTAAACATTCTTGCTGCCCTATCCAAATATTCTTGTTCATTTGTTACTAAATATGCAAACGCATATAAGTCAGCAACCTCAGTAATATATTCAGGATGCCATAAACCGGAGAATGCACCAGAAATTAACTCGGCTCCCTGTGTATACGCTAAGTATTTCCCCTCATTCTCTCCTGTTCCGTATCCAGGTTGCGCTAGCAGATAGTTGTCAAAAACATTATCATACCAAGAAACAAGACGAAGTAACCATGCAGATACGCTAGATTTATATGAATCACCAACCTCATATAATAAATTATACAAAGCAATAGCTGGACGTAATGCCTGATCAGTATACCAAACATAAACAGACCCGCTGTCAGATCCTAAAGATCCACCACCAGCATCCTCATTTTGCAATAAAGCATTTTCAAATATTTTTTTAGCTAATGTTAAATAATCAGTATCTCCAGTAGATTGATACAATAACGACGCATATTCAATACTTCTTGAAAATTGACGTGTTTCTACTGTATTATAATATGTACATGTTCCTAAATCACATCTTTTTTCTGGAACAGAGGTTGCTCCATCAAATACACCATGATCAGGGGCAATTGAACTATAATTGTGTCTAATAAAATCTCCAGCATCTTTTAGTCCATCAAATAACTTATCATCTCCTGTCAAAATATAATTAAATATGAGACCAATTAAATGTTGATGTTTATTTGTTACGCATCCATTATTCTGAAACCCAGTTAAAAATGAAGTACCCTCGCATGTTGCATTATATTCATCCCGGGACCCGCCATGCAAATCACGAACTGTTGCGCCAGATGTATTAATTGTTGTTGTGTCGTTTATAGGTTGATGCAATATTAATGAATCTGCGGTACGCAAACTCATCGCATCACCCTCATATACCATTGCTAAATCCTGAAAACAATTCCCAAATGCGGAAGCGAAATAGTTCCAATCATAATTCAAAGCACCAAATCCAAGTTCATCTCTAACTAAATCACCCCAATGTTGCCACCCGTACCAGTCGATTGGGCCATTATATATGCCAGTAGTAGAGGTCTTTGGCCTTGACTCCATTAAATCAAATATATCATACAACATAGACTCATTGGTGGAATACGTAGAATCAAATTGTGCCCTGATAGAATTTTGTTGGTTTGTTATTGCATCGTCTAACGATTCCCCGCCTGAATATGTAATCGACGTAGTCAAACTTGCCGGTCCTAAACGTTCACCGAAAAAATTTGATGTTGTTAAATTACTTGGGAAAATAACGAAAGGGTATTTCAATTGTGCTAGTTCAGAATCAAATGTATAGTCAGAAGCAACATCTGCATGAAAATCGTAAATCAATTGCCATGTTTTCCATGCAGCTCCCATTAAAATATGGTCTGTTCCAGTGTTTGGCAGTAAATGCACTTCGGTTATTTTGTTTGTTGCATCTTCTTTGATTGTAAACGGCCAATTCTGCCAACACCACCGGCCAGCAACTATCAACCCCCTATCCGAATCACGTATCTGCGAATATGAGTCAAAACGTCTTCCTGTGTACTCAGTATTAGGAGTTCCACTAACATCAGATTTGATATAATAGTTAAAGTTTGGAATTGCTTCCGCATCCGATTCAGACGCTTGAGCACACGCACCAGGCAAACAATGATCTTGTTCAATATCGTACACACCTGACGGACTGGTCAAATCAGACCAGTCTGAAAAATCAATTTCTGTAACTGTTCCAAGTCCAGCAAGAGTAGTTTTAAGGTAAAGATTCGCTATTTCTATATTTCTGTTTGTAGTTGTCTCATATCCTGCAGCCCCTGGATTTTCGTTTTTAATCCTGAAATCAACCTTAATATATCTTTCATCTTTAAAAAGAGTATACCATACTGCATATGATATAGGGTTAACCGCAGACGGATTCTCCCCACTCGGAATTAAAGTGTTATTGCTTGAGTCCTCAAGATGACCTGCCACCTTGACAACCGCCATCAATGGACCATTGTAAACAATTGAGACTGTTGGCGCGTTATTGCTTGAGAAACTTGTGTAATCAACAGCGGTTTCACCACCGTTATCTGAAGTGAGGATAATTCCATCCGTGGCAGGAGACGAAACAATGTCTGTGGAATCTACCGTCACTTGATCAAAAAGGTTAAATCCTGCTGTCTTTTTAACATGTAACAATAGTGAACTTGCATTAATAGCGCAGTATGCCTCATTTGAGTTATCTGCTAAATTATCACCAGCAACATTTCCACTCCCGTCAGTAGTATGAAAATAATATGTAGATGACATATTAGCTGATACGGTAGCTGGAAAAGTTAAAAGAACTGTACGGATAGGCTCTGTTTCTTCCCAGCCGTCTCCATCTAGATCATACCGAGAAATTATGTTGAACTGGGCGTCAATAATAGAAGTCCCCGCCTCATCGGTAGATATTTTAAATGTTGAAATAGACACGGCATTATCAGACATGCTAAGAGGAATTCCATACGATACGTATTTGCTTGTTCTATCAACTCCAGAACTATCTTTTATTACTAAAGTAATTGTACTGCCAAAGGCAAAATTAACATAAGTTAGCAAAAAAAGAAAAAATAACGTTAATCTTTTCATTCACTTTCTCCACTTAATGACCAGTCTTTATTCCACGCGGAAAATGATGCTATTGTCGGGAACGGATCTGTCGGGCTATACGCCCATGACATATAGCCATTTGCAGAAGTAGTGCCATAATAAACTCCTGTAGTGTTATTGGCTATTGTCCCCATCCAATAATATGTTGATGCGGTGAGACTGACAGCCGAACCTAATGCACAATCCGCATCCTCCGGGTTGCCATCGCCAGCTGTAGTATTACACTGCGCTGTATACCCTAAGGGATCTCCTGTCGGTGCTGTACCAGATCCATTATCAGCATATATAGCAGAACGAAAAGTTGTTGTAGAACCGGCATCAGAAAAATGGGTAACTATCGTAGCCAAATTACATGATTTTGCTGCCGTTTTGCGAACAAAATATATTAAATTATTCGACAACCCATAATTATTAGTTGTGGCGGCGTCGCCAATAATGGTTTGCCCCGTAGTGCATCCTGCCTCGGTATTAAATGTATAAGAATTAAGCAGCCAATCTGATGCATAACAATTCAAGCACAAACTAAGTAAAAATATTAAAGTTCCCGCGTACCGTACAAACATATCTTTGCCCCCTTACCTGCTGTTGAGCTTCCAATCTGATCAATATCGGCTGTCATCAGCGCATCGTCAGCAATGGCAGTATCCGTCAAAGTATGGGCCGTTGCTGCTGTCACACTGGTCAACTCTGAGGCATCAATAGACAGTTTATTTGTGGTCATCAATGTGGTTCCCGCCTCATTCACATCGATGATAATGGTTGACCCTACCGGGGCCGTATTCACAGAGGCTCGCAAAGAAGTCAACGTAAAAGCATATGGTGCACGGAAAGTTACTTTCGCTGCCCCAGCGGTCAGGTCTGTTGCTTCGTCGCTGATAGCCACACAGAAATCTACCGGGAAAGTGGACTTGTCCTGTTTGAGTGCCAACTGATCGTACACCTTATCAGCAGACCATGCCTGCGTTGTGTCCCCGTTTGTGGCTGAGTCATTACCTTTCCAGAATGTATTTGTGCTGGTTCCAGAAACCCCCAATGTCAAATTATTATTCGCATCCCTTCCGAAAATAGTTGCCACTGTAGAATCTGCTGGAATCCCAAGCGGAGGGGTAGCGGTGCTAGAAAAACCAACTCCAGATGTGTAGTAAACCAGTCCAGTTGTTGAAATCTGATCCGCCGTAGTCGGCATGTTCGTAGCGATCCACTTTGCGCTGGTGCCATCATAGATGAAATGCAGAATGGTATTTGCGGCACAAGTAAAATCACTGGTTCTGTTCACTGACACAATACCGGAACTTGTCAGATCAAACACGGTTGCAGCATCACACCTTACCCATAAGTGCTGACCATCAACCGGAGTCCCGTCAAATGTAGTTATCGTTGTGGTGTCAACCGTTTTCCAGTGGCTACTGGTTGACACGTCTGGGGTCGCATCAGACCCGGTGAATGCTGAATATGTTTGATAAAGAACTGGAACATCTCCTGTTACATCCCCAAGAACTCCGGTGATGTCGCCCACCCCGCTCAGCCCGCTTCCGTCTCCATCAGGAGCGAGATAATCAGTCCCAGCAACAAGAGGAGTCTGTACACTCACCCCAATATCAGTTGTACGTAATAGATCAGCAGTATCAGATAAATCCGTGGAAGCTGCCGGAATAGTAGGGGTATTAATCAGATCAGTATAATCTTTATCCCATGCCAGAAATACAGGATCAGCCTCAGCAGTAAGATAAACACTCGCATCAATTGTGCCATCTGTTTTAAGCAACCCCGTCCCTGCTGCCCATAGAGCTACAATATCCGCATAATCTAAATAGGTAGGTAAGTCAGTAATTTGATCTGTAGTAATAGAGATAGCTGATTCAGCCTTAACTGTCCCGTCCGTAAGTAAAAACCCTGTACCAGCCCCCCAAAGCTCACGTACTGTTTCATACGTTGACGTCCCAAGGTTATCACCTGTACCTGTAAATTCAACTACTGCCAGGCCATTCCATTGATACAGTTTATGATCTGTAAGATTATAACACACTCCATCAGTTATACCCACGCAAGATGAC